ACCTATACCTCCTGCTTCATTAAAGGCTTGAATAACATCCAAGGTATCATCAATCAGGATGCTATTTGGTGTAGCATAATCTGCCTTTAATTTTCTTCCTGCTACAACATTGACCTTCCATTTCTCAGAAAGGTTCATTCTTTTAACCCACACTTTCTTTTGAATCTCCACTTCATCGTGATATTTGTTACCACCAGATGATGTAAGAATTTCAACATTCTCATGTGGAAAATTAGTTGAAACATATGTTATTAACTCTGAAGCACCTGGCCACCAGTCTAAAGTTTCAAAGTGTTTGCCTTCAATAAATTTAGTCCAGTTTTTACTGAACATTTTTCTATCTCGTGCTGAACCAGGCGATTCATTAAACAACTCAATGTACCGCTTTTCAAAATTGGCAATTACGCCATCCATATCTAAGTATAATTTCATAATATAATCTTCTTTAATAACAACTTGTATTTTACAGTATCAAAGGTAAGAAAAGAGGCATACTTGGTTAGTTTTCTTCGGTAATCTGGCCATCGTATTGTATCGGTAATCTTCCTATCCCACATCGGTAAGAATTGCAGGATTGCGTTTAGGACGATTAGTGTTTCTGGTGATATCTCTTTGCGTAAAGCCATCGTTAACAGTCTTGGATGGTCTCCATTCGTTGACAATAATTCATTAGGGTCTTTACAATCTTCAAAAATAACTTTACAATCATTCTCAAAGGTATACGATAGTGATTGAACTACCTTCTGCCGTAATAGGTAATTTACCTCAGCTTCAGGTTGTAATAGTGTGCCTGCCCATGCCTCACTATTCTCAAATAGGTTGGCAATTACAAAATTCTGAAATTGTTCTTTATTTGGATACTTACGGGACAGTTTATAGAAATGGTATTTGTCCCTACGATTTTCAAATGTAGTGGGACTGATATTACACTTACCATTATACTTGAAATAATCGTAATCGCTGGTGAAGTGTAATTTTAGAGTATGATATATTGAAAATGCTTCATAGCCTGTCATAGTGGCAATCTAGGGCTTTTATTCTTTAATAAATTGTTTTCCATTGCATCATTTTCAATTTTAGATTTGAGGTTGGCATTCACCAAAGTCGAGGCCACTTCAATTTCCAATCCTGTGCGCTTACAATGTTCCACAATCGCTTCAATGTAGTTGTAGTCTGTTTCAGCAACCAATTTATCAATTGCTATTGCAAACTTCATCATTTCGTCTTTAGTTGGCATTATCTATAATCAAACTCTTGGTCTGCTCTCTTGTCCTGAACCCATTCATGTTCTTCTTGTACCAAATCTAAACGACCTTCAAAATTAAAGCCGCAACCTTTTAGAAACATTTCAAATTCATTAACAATATTACTTATGGTTTCAGCCTTGAATTCAACCGTTCTTTTAGATGAAACGGCATCTGCAAACGGCATTGGTTCTTCTTCACAAATAAATGTAAACTTACTCATATCATTTTCCTTTTCAATTTACGACATTCTTCTTTCACTTCAATTGGATAATCTACACTAATTTCAGAAATTGTGCAATCATAAATCTTCACACGGCTATATTCATATGTAAACACCGTGTGAAGAACAATAGCAATCAAACATAATGTTACGGAAACAAAAACAATCACATTCTGCATAATAACCTTTCAATTATTTTTTAGGTGATGGTGACCCCGTATGACCATTTTGTGCAGCTGCATATGCAACACAAATGGTATCTGTTTGTTGAACAAATGAACAACGCACCGCAACAGGATCAACTCCTTTTGCGATAGCGGCATCAATGTTCTTTGACATTAGCGCTCTATCGTTTATGTGATAGACTGCTATAGAAATTATTGCGGACATGAAAACAATCGCAGCTGCAATAATCACTCCTATTAAATCTTTCCGTAACTCGTTCATAGTTTTATTTCCTTTTTCATTGTTGCCAAATCAGAATGGCGTTTATAAAATATATGCCTACCAATTTGTGTAGTCTTTGGTAATTTCCATTGAGGATTCACATAATCAGCATGATAATATGTGGCACCCTTTGTAATATCTGCCATGTTTTCGTAATTCATTAAAACATAAACAGCCACTTCTCTGACGCTATTATACAATGAAGTGTGTATGATTGTCAACCTTTTAGAGGTAAACATTGAATCGCACATCCATGAGAATTGGCAAATTGTGTTACCATTAATCACCGTTTTCTGTTTTACAACATTGCAAACATCTGAACCATAGTTTCCTGAGGCTAGACGATTGAGGGTAACAAGTGCAACGGCAATTTGACCATCTTTTGATTCGTGACCTGCTTCAAAATAGATATTCTCGGCTAAACAATCAACTTGTTTTTGCGTTGGTTTGGAAAGTGCTTTATATCCAACGCTTGCAGGTATATAATATTTACCTTCGGTTGAATGAACATTCACAGCAGTTGCTGCTAGAATAATTACTGATAAAAATATACTTAAAAGTATTGTTTTACTTCGCATACATCTCCTTGTTGTTAAGGAAAGGCCGAAGCCTTTCCGATCCATCAGGCGGACTTTTTGCTTGTAGTCTTTTGTTCTGTGGTAATGTTAGAAACGAAATCGTTCAAGGTTTTTGCCTTGTTAATGACTTCTTGTTCTGATGGGAATGGCGGGTAACCTGGATGCCTCGGTGGTTCCTGCCCATTGATTTTGGCCGTTTCACAATCTGTCGACCATTGGTTTGATATTTGTTCACGCTTGCCAAAGTAATCATCGGAAAGCATATCTCGTGCCATCTTTAATAGCTCGAGGCGAATTTCAAAAGCTGTCATATTAGACATAGTAAATCTCCTGTGTGTTTATGTGTGTTACCGGCTTTGTGTGTGATGCCGATAATATATTTAGTTAATTTTAATTTCAATCCCAAAGATTCTGATAATATTTACCAAATAATTTAAAGCCGTTTGCCTTTCGTTTTTGGTGTGCTTCTAAACCTTCATTGTCAACTTTAATTTTACTTAGATATTGGCCATCTTTGTCCCATGGGAATTTTTCATCACCACATTCTGAATCGTCAAAGAATTGGTGCTCATCATCATCTTTGAGTTCTTGTTCAAAAGCCCAAATCATTTCAGCGAGAATCCAATCCCAACGCATGAAGTGTAAGCTATCGGTATCCCATTCATTCTCTTTTGGTTGTGCCATGTGGCTACGCAGATATTCTGGCACATCATCATCTTCGGTATAAGGTGCACCATGTTTGGTTTCATTTAGTTGTTTCAACATTGGCAAAATAATATGAGCCAAGGTATGATCCATTGACCAAGTATCCCAGCGGTCAATCTTTACATATTTAATTGGTGGGTGAATAAAATCTAATACTACACGGATAGCGGTACTGATAGGTGTAATTCGGTTAGCCCATCGTTCAACCCATTCAGGATGATCCACATAATCTTTATCTTCAATTACGCCTTTATTACGGCCACATTTACTCCAATCAGTCCAGAAAAAAATATGTTCCAGAATTGTATATGGAGAAATCCAATGATAACGGTAGTTACTTAAATAAATTTTCATAATAGTTTATTGTATCATTAAAATGTAGCCACAGTAGGCAAAAATTGAGATGATGCCTAACTTAAAAACAAATAAGCATAAGGCAAGTAGAGGTGCTCTTAGTAGATAGATTACCAGAACAAGAGATATTATAAACAATAATTCGTAATCACCAACTGATGAATTTTCAACCTTTGTAACTGCTGGTTGAATTTCAATTTTCTGTAATTCTTTTACAGGCTCAATTTTTTCAACGAATAAAGGCATAATATCTCATAATAAAATGGTGTGGGTATTCTGAAGAAGGCTACCCACGAGGCCTTAAAGCTTAAAGAATTACTTCTTCTTTTCGTCTTTCTTCACTTCAGCTTTTGGTGCATCTTTCTTTGGCTCATCTTTTTTGGCAGGAGCCTGAGCAAATGCTGTTACAGCGAAAGTTGCAGCTACGAGAGCGATTAGTTTTTTCATAATAATTTCCTTTTATAAAAGTGCCAGTATTCTGTTACGAGGAACTGGCGAAACCCTAAGCAGTTTTTAGGCTGCTAATGCGAACTTATTATCGTTTGCGTTTAATTTAATTTAGTTATTACGCCTACTCTGGCGACTCTCCATTGTTCTAATGATTGCCATGTCGAATCTATAACACCCCCATCAGAAGTATATTGCCACAACTATAATGTGTGTT